AGCCATGAAGAACGAGATTAGAATCTTTGAAAGCCCACAATTTGGGCAAATTCGCACAGCTGGAACGGCTGATGAACCGCTATTCTGTTTATCTGACATTTGCCGAATTCTTGAATTGAGAACAGACAATGTTAAACAGAGGCTAAAGACCCCTGGTACCTATTCAATAGGGGTAGGGGTACAGACGGGTACGAAAGCCGATGGAACGCCAGCTATTCAATTCGTTGAGATGCTATTCGTCAACGAGCCTAACCTCTACAGAGTGATTATGCGAAGCGATAAACCGCAAGTAGAAGCCTTTCAAGATTGGGTGTGCGAAGAAGTACTACCAACCATCCGCAAGCAAGGCTACTACTCAGCTGGCGGTAACGACTTCGCAAGCGTCACTGCTGAGATCCTCAAGTCGCACAACGAATGTGTTGATAGGTTAACAAGGCTCGTGGAGAAGCTAACCGACAACATCTCGGTGTATGTACAACAGCCTCAACCAGCTCAGCAACCACAATCGTCACAGCAGTACCAGAAGCCATACCCAAAGCCGCCATTGGAAGATGACCAACCTGTCAACCCGAATAAGCCCGTTGTCACGTACACATTCTCCGAGGTGGCAGAAGTTGTAGGCAAGAGCAGTGTACATGCCTTTACCTCATGGGCACAAAAGAGAGGCATCATCATGCGTGAAAACGGACGTTGGATACCTACTCCGCAATATCGTGACAAGGGTTATTTCGTTCTGCGAAAATTCACTCGCCTTGTCGAAGGAGGGACGAAAGATTGCTCGTACTACAAGATTACCCAAGAAGGCTACAAGATGATAGCCTTAGCTCTCGCAAGCCCCGAAACGGTGATAAATGACTAACTTTTAACCAAATAAAAAATCTACAGAAATGAATACCCAAAACAACAACAACGGTCAAGTTGCCAAGGATAACCAACAAATCACGATGAGCGCCGACGTGATGAAAGTCTACACTTTTCTGCGCAAATTCACCAAAATGACAGATGAACTTGCTACCTTCGCAAGTGGAGAAGGTGATAGCAAACTCTTCGCGTGCTGGAACGAAGTTAACTCACTACTCTTCAAGAAACTCTCTTCGGCTCTTGAACGCGATATATGCAACAGCATCGACATCGAGCAAGCATAGCTAATACTTCTTTGCCTCACGTGACATCTCACACCCATACCACACAAAATGTCGCGTGAGGCTTTCTAATATCAAACTGACAATACCGCAAAGAAGCGTCCAATTTGGCTATTTTGAACCGTCAAATTTTGATTATTACACCAAAGACGAATAAATTATCATCTAACAAATTTGAATGGCTAAAATAGGCTTAAAATTGAGTTTTTGTAATTAATCGCTAAAACTTACGAATATGAAACCAACTAACGGAAATGATATACCACAAGCAGTGAAGGATGCCGCAAAAGCCCGTATCGCCATAGGCGGTAAACTTATTCGTCTTGGCGTTTTTATGGATGCGACAGTCTACCATTGCACCTTCCGCGAAGATGTAACGATAGGCTATCCAGAAGTCTATTTGTGGGATGACAGTGAGGTGCAAACCATCACGGGTGAAAAGGCGCTTACCGTCCTCAGCTCTTTCGAGCGAAAATCTTAGCGTATTTCGCGTTGAATAGTGCGTTATCTACTCGCATTATGCCTCGCACATCTGACGGACGTGGCGTGAGTCTGAGTAGCAACATATCAACTGATTCGCTTGCGTTGGTTACTTGTTGCTCTATTCGCCTCAAAACACCATCCTTTGTCCTTTCCAACAGTGTGGAATGACCACCACGACCGCCAAACCATCCAACGTTGAATTCGTATATACCAGCTTCTTTGGTATGTTCTTCCACAAACGCCTTGTAGCGTTTGGGTGTTACGTTTGTAAAACCTCTCTTCTTTGCCCATGCGTATACGGATTTGAATGCTTTGCTTGGGTTGTTCCATTTATCCCATGTCTCAAAACCAAAAGACAAATCTCTAACAAGAGAGTTGCTAACATTTGGCTTCGCTGATACATCGAAACCCATTCTTCGCACGATGTACGTAGCAGAGCAAGTAGAGCAGTTGATGTTATATCCAGTCTTGCCGTAATTTGGGTTAACACGACCCGTATTGGCTTGTTCGTGAGTCATACGCTTACCTCGTTTCATTTGTAGCGCCTTCTCCAACGCATGTACGTTCTCAACATACGCCTTGCCGTATATACGCTCATCTGCCATGTCTTGGATTCGTCGTATATCGTCTATTGTTCGAGCCTTGTGGCGTTCAACTGCTTTCTGAAGGAGTTCAATCTTGGTTTGAGCCGTCTCATTTTCACCAAGTGCTATATCATCTGATATTTCACGTAGCTTCACGTCTTCTACTGGCAGATACCCTGCTGCTTGTGCATCATACAAGTCATTCAAGCCTTCTCGTAACATATTCTCATCCATGATGACCATTGGTGTAGGCGTTGCAATAGGCTCTTTCGCCAGCTCCTTCTTTAGCTCATACTTGCCATCCTTCATCGTTCCGTTGTCGCGCATGAAATACGGGATGCTCTTGGCATGTTCGATGCGCTCTGCGTTGTCTTCGAGCCATTGAGTAAACTGACTTGGCATGGCAGTAACACTATTCACACTTACCTCGGAAGGTTCTTCGCCTCGCAATATGGCTTGATTCTCCATCATCAGTTCTTCTTCCGTCTTGAGTACTGTCACCATGTGGCAGCGGCAATGTGGATGCCACCCCGTGAATTTGAACGTCTTCGGATATTTACCAGCAAGGGTGTCGCAGATGTCGTAAAATGAGCCTTGAGGGAAGCCTTTGCAATTGTGATTGTTGGAGAGACGAATCTCCACACCGACAACAAAATCAAGTTGTTGCATACGCTCGTAGTCGGACGTGCGATAGGCGATGTTGGTTTCTGTGACAGCTAATCGTCTTGCATTCATATACGAGCTACGATATACGCCTTGTCCCGAATGGTAAGCCTTGGCTCGCTGCGAGAGTACGAGGTTGCCATGCTCATCGCGTACTCTTCTAAAGAGCATATCGGGATGCTGTAGGTATTGTCGTAAATCACGGCTCATTTCATCGGCTGACAACCCATTGCGCAACCCCACATCGAGACCCATTTCGATGTCATTGCGAAACATGTTGGTGTACTGCCACACCTTGTCAGATAGATTCAACCCCTTCTCTTTACGAGCTAAAAAGGCTTCGCGTGCCTTGTCGTTGTTGGAGAAATAGCGTCTATACTGCTCTTGAGAGAGTTTGCCAATATTATCACCAATGACACGACGTGACAGTTCATCGTTCTTGTTATTGGCGAGCGTCCATTCGGAATTAATGCCGTTGACAATTACTGCTTCGGTCGAAGAGTAGAGCGAGCGCAACAAATTGCGCACTCGCTCTTGAGTCATAGGGTAATCCTCGAACTTGAACATAACAGATGGGTCGTAATTCGGTATAAGCACAGCTATTACCGAGGCTTCTTGGGTTGCTTGCTTGTATATAGCATCTATCTGGTTGCCATACTTAGCAATGTTGGCAACATGCTGTTTCTCGAATTTGTCAGTTATCTTCGTCATAGGTCACTCTATTTCTTCAGCCAAACTTACACACTCTTACGCTGTCGGTGCAAACAAATCAGTCATCTGTTGGTCAGCTATCTCCTTCATCGTTCTATCGACATCGGTGCTATGTCCGTACTCCTCGATGCTTTCGCGTTGACTCATGATAGGCTTGCCTCCATTAGCTGTAACAAGGTTAGAGATAGTGTCTTTCTCATCGTTGATAGAGTATGGGGTAACAACATTCTCAACTGGCAATGCATCGATGTCGGCATGGTCATTTTCGGGCAAAGCAGTTTTTAGTAATTGCTTCACAACGCTTACCTCTCGGTCGTATCCTTCGATTAAGCGTCCCGACTCCTCTTGCACCTTCAGTTGTGCATCGATAAACAGCTGTTTGCGGCTCTCTCCACTCATAGGTGTTGCCTTCATACTCTCATAGCTCCAATCTGGCAGCTGGAGCTGAGTGAAGAATGTCTGTCGTAGCTCCGACATATAGAACTTAAGGTTCTCGATGGCTTGATTCCACGTCACGTATCCAGCTTGCGAACCCACAGGATATTGCAATATACTGCGTGATTGGTTGTTGCTCTCGTCCTCGTCACCATACTTGACTTGTCGGTCTGCGAACACCACGAAGATTGGTTTGGAGTTTTTGCGCAGATAGTTGCCGTTGCGCGACATTGCCCACTCCATCTCATACACTATCTTGCTCGTATCTTCCCATATAGGCGTTGGGCGATACATGTATATGGCTGGAATCTTTCCAACAGTAATCTCTTCGCTCAACTCTTCACGCCATACACTATCCTCATTACTGCTCCATTTGAAATGGTGCGTTGCTGTGTATGTGTCGAAGTAGTTCACGGTCTCGTCTGCTACTTT